ATAACTCTAGTATATACGTAACTTGCAAGGAGAATACGAAAAATGGCATTAACATCACCAGGAGTAGAGGTTTCAGTAATAAACGAGAGTTTTTACGTACCATCAGATGCGGGTACAACACCTTTATTCATAGTAGCATCATCACAGGACAAGACGAATGGAGCAGGCGACGGCACAGCGGCAGGAACACAAACTGCTAACGCCAACACTGCTTATTTGATTTCGTCACAGAGAGAATTAACAGAGACTTTTGGAGATCCGAAATTCTACACAGACGCATCAGGAACTTCGCTTAACGGTTATGAGTTAAACGAATATGGCTTACAAGCGGCCTACTCTTTCTTAGGAGTTGCCAACAGAGCATACGTTCTAAGAGCGAATGTGGACACAGCAGAATTAACTGGAAGTGCCGCGGCACCTACAGCGAACCCAACAGATGGCACATACTGGTTTGACCTTGCATCAAGCTCTTATGGTTTATTTGAGTGGTCACAAACAGATCAAAAATTTACAACAATTACTCCAACACTAATCACATCAACGGCTGATTTAGTTGGTGCTGTATCGACTGGTGCACCAAAAACTTCAATTGGTGTAATTGGCGATTACGCAATCAACACAACACACGTTACTAACAAGATCTACAAGAAAACAGCAAGTAACACTTGGGTACAAGTTGGCTCAGAAACATGGAACGAATCTTTACCAATATTTTCAGTTGCATCAGGTACAACAGTAACAAGTGGTAACACTTTTGTAATGAACGGTGTTACGATCACTCCAGGTGGAACAGCATTATCAGATGTTGTAACAGCAATTGGTTCAAACGTAACTAACGTTTCAGCAAGTTTAAACAGCACAACAGGAGCCCTAGAGATATTCCACGATGGTGGTGCACTAGGTGACTCAACAGCAGGCACAAACACAATCAGAATTGAAGAAGGAAATGGTGTATTGGCTGAATTAGGAATCACTGCTGGAACTTACAACGGTGCAAAATTATTAATAGCAACGCACACTAACAGACCAACTTGGAAAACAGCAGACGAAAACAGACCTAACGGTTCAGTTTGGTTTAAGACTACTTCTGCAAACTCAGGTGCGGCTTTAGTAACAAAACTTTACAGTTCATCAAGTGCTAGTTTCTCTGAAGTTGCTAGTCCACTTTATGCCAACCACGCTTCAGCGATCTACAACCTAGACCCGGCGAACGGTGGAACTTCAATAGCAGTTGGGACTGTTTACGCACAGTACAATGTAACTGAAGAGTCAATGACGGCGGCAGATGCGACTGACACTACTCCTGAATTAGCAGACTTCCAACTATTCAGACACGAAGGCGGTGCAACTACAATTACTAGTAATGCAACTTCACCGAGTTTCACAAGTTCAGAAACATTCATTATACAAGAATCAATTAAGAACCAAGAAGCATTAAATTCTGCAGTCACAGTAACATTAGGTGGTACTGGTGCTGACGACTTTATTGCGGCAGTAAACGGTGCAGGTTTAACAAATGTAAGTGCAAGTAAATTGACAACAGGTGAAATTACTATGACACACAAACTGGGCGGTGAGTTCAGAATGTTTGATACATCAGGAACACCATTAGCAGATGCAGGTTTCAGTGCAACAACGGCACATGCTTACGGAACATACACAAAAGACAGTACAACTTTAATTGACAACTTATATGACTTACCAACTGGTGACACTATCGACTCAACTGCAAACACAGGTATCGTAGCAAGTAACTGGAAGAGATTAAGTTACACTGCTTCTACAAGTGCACCAACTAATGAGCCAGCAGACGGTACATTATGGTACCACACTACAACTGATGAAGCAGACATCATGGCACACAATGGTACAACTTGGGTTGGATATGTTACAGCATATGCAAGTACAGATCCAAATGGTCCACAGTTCAAAGCAACAGCACCAACTACACAGTCAGATGGTACTGCACTTGTAACTAACGACTTATGGATTGACACTAGTGATTTAGAAAATTATCCAAAACTTTACAAATACAACACATCAGCAACTATAAGTTCTACAAACACAACAAACCAAGTGGCAGTTACTACATCAGGTGCGGCATGGGAATTAGTTGACAAAGCAGACCAAACAACAGAAGACGGTGTTGTGTTCGCAGATGCTAGATATCACACAGCGGCTGACAAAGCAGATTCATTGTCAACTGGTGGTGCAGGTACGGCCAGCACAATCAAGAACTTATTAAGTGATGGTTTCTTAGACCCAGACGCTCCAGATCCAACTTTATATCCACAAGGTATATTACTTTGGAACACTAGACGTTCAGGTTACAATGTTAAAGAATACAAAAACAGTTACATCACAACAACAAAATATCCAGGAAGCGGATCAGCAGGATTAGGTAACGTCAGAGTAAGTAATGAGAGCGTATCAACTTACTTCCCAGACAGATGGGTTACTAAATCAAGCAACAACGCAGACGGTTCTGGATCTTTTGGTAGAAAAGCACAGAGAAAAGTGATTGTTGAACAACTTAAATCAGAGATTGACACTAACCAAGCAATTAGAGAAGATCAAAGAGGCTTTAACGTGATTGCTACTCCTGGATACCCAGAAGCAATAGCAAACATGATTAACTTAAACACAGATAGAAACAACACAGCGTTTGTTGTTGGCGACACTCCATTTAGATTAGAGGGTACAGCAACAAAAATACAAAACTGGGCTAACAACACAGCGGTAGCACTAGATAATGGCGAAGATGGTCTTATAAGTGCAAGTGATTACTTGGGTGTGTTTTATCCATCTGGACAAACAACAGACAACACAGGTAAATCAATTGTTGTTCCACCATCACACATGATGATGAGAACACTAGCAAACAACGACAACATCGCTTTCCCATGGTTCGCACCATCAGGAACAAGAAGAGGTGTAGTTGACAATGCAACAGCAGTTGGTTACATTGATGCGTCGACTGGAGAATTTGAAACTATATCTGTTACGGAGTCAGTGAGAGATTCAATGCACGAAGTTAAAGTGAACCCAATCACTTTCTTTGCAGGTGCAGGAATAGTTAACTTTGGTAACTTGACGAAAACTGCGGCGAGTTCAGCATTAGACAGAATAAACGTTTCAAGATTAGCAGTGTATCTAAGAACACAATTAGATGCTCTTGCTAAACCGTTTATCTTTGAACCAAACGATGGTTTAACAAGGAATGAAATCAAACAAGCAGTTGAATCATTCTTGCTAGAGCTTGTTGGTCAAAGAGGCTTATATGACTTCCTAGTAGTTTGTGATGAAACAAATAACACACCTACAAGGATTGACAGAAACGAACTGTACGTAGATATAGCAATTGAACCAGTTAAATCAGTTGAATTCATTTACATACCGTTGAGAATCAAAAACACAGGAGAAATTGCAAAGTTAGGGAACTAATTTTTAATAAATAGGAGAAACAGATGGCAATATCAACTTTATCAAAATTTACAGTACCTTTAAGCAACGATCAAAGTTCAGCATCACAAGGCTTGTTGATGCCAAAACTACAGTATCGTTTTAGATTAGTCCTGGAAAATTTTGGAGTATCAACACCAAGATCAGAAATTACAAAACAAGTAGTAGACGTAACAAGACCTAACTTGACTTTTGACACAGTAACACTAGATGTGTACAACTCAAAAGTTTATGTAGCAGGTAAACACACTTGGGAACCAATCACTATCACATTAAGAGATGACGTTAACAATTCAGTTACTAAACTAGTTGGTGAACAAATTCAGAAACAGTTTGACTTCTTTGAACAAGCAAGTGCGGCATCTGGTATAGACTACAAATTCACAGGCAGAATTGAAATGCTTGACGGTGGTAACGGATCAAGTGCACCAGGCATCCTAGAAACATGGGAACTTTACGGTGCTTACGTTGAGAACGTCAACTACAACTCTTTAGCATACGCAACTTCAGAAGCGGCAACTATCACAATGTCTGTAAGATACGACAACGCAATCCAAACTCCAACAGGAACAGGAATTGGAACAGCAGTGGCTAGAACTATCGGTACACTTACAACTGGTGGTGGACAGTAATAAAAATTAAGTTAGCAATTATAAGCAAAAAAGCGTCTTTATAGGCGCTTTTTTTGTGACTATAAATAACAGTATGCCAAGCATTAACAACTTCCTAAAAGGTTTCCAGGACGGATTACCAGGTATGAAAGACTACCAACATGCATCTAGATTGTACATAGATAACAATCACAAGTTGATGCCAAAACAGAAGTTTCTGTTCCACGTGGTGTTCAATACAGATGAGACTTTATTCTATGGTGGTTTCTCTGCGAACGAGAGAAAAGAACTTAACATGTTGGTCAAACAGTGCGACCTACCAAAGTACAACATGAGCATGGAAGAGAAAACTCAGTACAACAAAAAAATGTACAATCCGACTAGGATAGCATATGAACCTGTGAATATCACGTTCCACGATGATCATGCTGATACAGTAAACGCATTCTGGAAAAAATACTACGAGTACAACATAGCAGACTCTGTGGGGATCAACACCGATCAAGCAATATCAGGTACCAAAGACGATACTTACGACTTCGGTGATGCGAGGGCAATAACAAAATTTGGTTTAGATACTCCAAAGCAAAGGAAAAAACCTTATCTCAAAGGAATAGAAATTTTTGTGTTACACAAACAGAGGTTCACATCAATGACACTTGTCAATCCTGTCATAGGTTCATTCTCGCATGACAGCCTTGACCAAGCAGACGGAACGGGCGTGATGAACAACACAATGCAAATATTGTATGAAGCAGTAATATACAAATCTGGCATCATTAATAGGAACAACGTGCCCGGGTTTGCGACTATTCATTACGACAACGCACCTTCGCCATTGAGTGTGCTAGGTGGTGGCACAAATAGCATATTCGGACCTGGTGGAGTTGTTGACGGCATAGGCTCGGTCATACGGAATGTACAATCAGGAAACATCCTGGGTGCAATTATAGGTGCATCAAATACTTACAGAAATGCAAAAAAAATTAAAAAATCAGATGTAAAAGAAGAATTAAAAGGTATAGCCAAAGAAGGTGTCTTAGAAGTTGGCAAACAGGCGGGCACTATTTCAAATCCAATTGCACAATTTTCAGTAGGAGCCGCCGCACTAGTGGGAGCATCCGCTTTAGCATCAGCAAGAGGTACAACAGATAACAAGAACCAATCTGACAACACAGTGATAACAAACCCCGCTATTGATACTGTAAATTTCCTAGGTACTGATGAATCATTCAATCTTATTTCAAACAACGAGAATGTTAGAGATGAGATAGCATCCGCACTATATTTCAGAGATATAGGTTCTCGTAAAGGACTTACAGTAGCACAATCTGATGTGGAATATGAAGGATCAACTGACACCACAAAGAACGTATACACTAACAAGGCAATCACAAATATAAGAAAGTTAGTCACAGAAGGATATGTAAAGATTGAAAGAGAAACACAAGATGTTGAAATAGCAACAGAGAAGGCAACAATATAATGGCTGAATTTTACTCAAACCTACCACCAAAGGACAAAGACGAATTACAGAAAACTGTAGACAAACTTACTACTACTCCTTACCAAACAGACTATGAATTTAACGTGGGCGAGTATGACAGCACAATAGCGTTCTTTGTGAAACGTAATTTTTCAAGGGAGGCGGCAGAGTCAACTGCATATGCAATACTCTCGCAGGCCAAGATCGATAATATCAAACCACAACAGATACTAGACCAGTTGACCTATGCTACACCAGTATTGTTATCTGAATTGATTACTATCATATTAAACGCCAACAGATACAAGTCAAGTAGATTAGGTGTAAGGAAAACACTAACCACTAAAGAGACTGTATCTAGAAACATCATAGACTAATGTTACCGAGATTTGCTAGGGGCAAGTTCTCTCCCAAGAACCAAGAGAAGTACGTGGGCACTAAGACACCGACTTATAGATCAAGTTGGGAACATTCATTTATGAGATTGTGCGACGAACATCCAAATGTTTATCAATGGGCTAGTGAATCTATCAAAATTCCATACAGACATCCGTTCACAGGCAAGTACACAGTGTACGTTCCGGATTTCTTTATAGTGTACCAAGACAAACAAGGTCGTAAACATGCCGAAATGGTCGAAGTAAAACCTATGAGTCAGACAAATATGAGGGACGCAGGTAAAAGCCAGGCAAAGAAAAAACAGGTTGTGCTTAACATGGCCAAATGGGAGGCCGCTAACGCCTACGCTAAACAGAGAAAAATAAGATTTAGAGTAGTGTCAGAAGAACAGTTATTCCACAAC